CTTGAAGTGAGATTCCCTTATTTACTTCAGCAAAAATCTCTGCTGAGTGGGCTTGGACTTCCTTCTCCAGCTGGGCTTCATACCACTGCTTAGACCATCGCGGTTTGATTCCATGTGTTGCCCGAAGTACAGACACAGCCAATGCAGTCAAGATCGGGCAACGTGGGTTTTCATATGCTAAGGACAATGCCTTAGCACGAAGCAATTGATGACGCACAGCAGGACCACCCACGAATTCAGGAGAATGCGACCATCCAAAATTTAAGATTGTCTTGCATGGGTCTGCAAAATGACAAAGATCCTGAGAGAATAGCAATCCACAAAAGGAAGCATCATACACATTGTTGTAATTCTCAATCTTTATGTCAAATCCCAACGTCCTGAAGTCCTGCGTCGTCACATCTACGGGAGAGAGAAACAGACCATCATCACCCTCAACAACCCCTCTCACACTTCGCCAGTCACCACCCTTCAAATGAACAGCAAAGAGGAAGAGGAGGAGGTTTGAGAATCCATTACCCAATGAAGTGCACATCTCCAGACATCCTGACTCCCAAAATGGAAATCGAGAAATCTTTAAAATGGCACTTATTGCGTGATGCGATGTGATGTATTTCCTCATAAACCTCAGGGTAATTGAGGAGCATGTATTTGTAGAGCCGAAGTTCAAGAGCTGCCATCACTGCAGGAACAAAATGGCTCTCAAAATGCGAGTAGTCGGTCTGTTTGAAATTTCCCGTAGTGCACTGAAACATGTCAACCATGTATTGAGCTCTCCTGCAGACTGGAACATGTTTAATGAAGGCGGGCAACTTATATACCTCAGATTCAATCAATTTAAACCATGGTCCAGTCAGCACCTTGAAGTGGTCAGAGCGGGAATTGATTCCCCGAGCCGGTTTGTACTTCAGGTAAGTCTCACGTTTTCCGTGGGACTTACATTCGTACAACCTACGAGGTCGAGCTGTCTTCAGTTCTTCATGACAGGTTTGCAGTTCCTCCTTGCGTTCAAGGGAATATGTAGTCGATTCAATCCAAGTCTTAAAAGACGAATCAATATCCAGAGGCAGTGGTCTCAGGAATTCAGTCAGAAATGAGTCAACAAACAAACCCAACCTGTCAAGCACACCTTGTTCGCAGTCCGGATTCTTGGTGCAAAACCGACTCAAACACCCATGCAGAAGGGTCTTTGCATGAGTGACATCGGCCATGGGAGGTGTGAACCCACGCACCACCGGACCCACA